ATGAACATCATACGGGAATACAGCTTGGACCAGGTGCGTAAAAACCGCCGCACCTCCATTTCCATCATTGTGGCAGTTCTGATTGCTTCCACTTTTTTATGTACATTGCTTGTTTTTGCGCAGAGTTTCTGGAACCAGATGGTACAGCAGCAGATTTATATTGGCGGGGATTGGGATGCGGAACTTATGGATGTCCCGGCAGACAGGCTTGGCATGGTGAGGGATAATGCGGGCGTAAAAGCCATGTTTGTGAAAGGGGACAACCAGACCGCTTTCCTGCCGGAAGGAACCGCGCTTCCGTATTTTTTGATACAGAACTGCGACAGCAATTATTGGGACGCCATGTATGAAAAGAATATGATTCTGAGAGGGCGTATCCCACAGGCTCCCGGCGAGGTCGTGGTCAGCAAGGATTTCTTTTCGCAGAATCAGACATATGGCGTTGGCGACACGCTTGCCGTGGAAATAGACAGCAATGTGCGGATGCACATGGAAGGAAGCCAGCAGAAGGACGCAGACAGCCTGACCATTGTGGGGGAACTGGATGTGTCCGTTTCCTCCGGCTATGAAGGATACCTTGCCTATGGCTTTATGGAGCCGGATGAGCTTTCGCCGGACAGTGAGGTGGTAGTCTACCTCCAGATGGAGAGGAGGGGGAAAGTATATACGGCAGTCCCGCAGATTGCGGAGGCAATAGGGCTTCCGAAGGATGAATACGGGTACTACCCGTGCCGTTACCATGCTGCGCTGCTTGCATGGCACGGGGTATATGCGCCGGGAAGTTTTTTCCAGAGTGATGTGCCGAAGCTGTTTCTGGGGCTCCTGCTTGCGGCAGGCGCATCTATGGCGGTATTTGCCTATATCATAAGGGGCGCTTTCGGAATTTCAGCGAAACAGAAGATCCATCAGCTCGGCATCCTGAAATCTGTAGGGGCGGGGCCAAAGCAGATAGGACAGACGGTCATTTATGAGGCATGTATTCTCTCGGTTATCCCTATCCTGCTTTCAATGGTTCTGGGATACCTGTTTTCCTTTGGTGTCCTGTCGGCCTATTCCGGTATGACCAGCGAGGTGTTCGGGAGCCGGATGGAGGTTTCCTTTTCCCCGGCAGCGGCACTCATGGCGGCAGCGCTTTCTTTTGCCACAGTCCTGCTTGCCGCGCATGGGCCAGCGAAACAGATGTCAAAGATTCTGCCCATAGAGGCAGTGCGCGGGGAGCAGTACAGCATTGCCGTAAAGAAAGCAAAGAGCCATCCCATATTGGCAAAACATTTCGGATTCCTTGGGGAGATAGCGGCAAACTCGGTAAATGCGGGCAGAAAACTGTACCATACCTGCATGGTGACGCTTTCCCTGTGTATGCTCCTTGCCTTTGGGTTCCTCGCAGTTTTTACGGCTTCCGATATCAGCAATGCGCAGGCGGAAAACAGGAATCATTTTGATGTGAATATCACGCTGGGGACGGGGAAACGGATAGACGGTGCGCTCCTTATGGAGCTGAAAGCTGTGCCGGGTGTACAGGAAACATCTGTTTATGCAAGGGCGAACTGCGCTGTCTGGCTTTCCGGGAGTGACCAGTCGGCAGAATTCCTGCAGGCAGGAGGTTTTGATGCCGCAGACGGCTATATCGTGGAGCGTGACGGGCGTTACCGTGTGCCGTGTGTGCTGGTGGGGATGGAGCCGGATGCCTATGAAAGTGTTCTGCAGGAAGCTGGCGCAGAGACTTTGCCGGAATCTTCCGCTATTATTGTAAACAGCGTGGCAAAGACCCCCGGTGCTAGGGATTATGAGGCAATGCAGGAAACAGTCCCTTATCTGAATCTCCGGCAGGGGCAGAGGGTGGAGCTGACAGAGAAGTATTCAGATGATGTTCAGGGCGACTATGAGTTTACGGTGGATGTTGCGGCAGTGATCCCGTCAATGCCAGAGATCGGGCTTGCCCCTTCATTTTATACACTTCCTGTTATCGTGCCGATGGAGGAATATTATGCCATTATCGGGAATTTCAGTGATGAGATGGAGGTTTATAATTACAGGAACTATGTAAATTATGCTGTGCCGGATGGAATGGATGAAGAAATACAGGACCAGGCGGAAAGGATATGCAGTGCTTATCTGGGCAGCAGTGATTTTATGACTTCCAGTAAGACGGAGCGAATGAGAAACCGAGGGAGGATGACAGGGGCGACAATGTTTGTCGTGTGCAGTCTTGCGGCGCTGTTCGGGATTGTGGGCATTTCCTCAGTGCTTTCAGCAATTCTGAACAGCTTAGGTCAAAGGAGGAAGGAATTTGCCATGCTCCGCTCGGTAGGTGTGGATGAAAAGGGAATCCGGCGGTTGCTTGGGATGGAAGGGTTTCTGCTGTCGGTCAGGCCGATATTGATTGGCTTGCCACTGCTTATCATTGTATGTGCGGCACAGTGCTATATGATGGGAGTGTCCGTAGTGGAATTCCTATACGCTTTCCCGGTGTGGGCGTTGATGGTGTATATTGTTCTGGTGCTGCTTGTGATCAATGGGATTTATATGCTGGCTTCTAAGAAAATCAGGGATGATGTCATTGTGGCAGCAATCAAGGACGATACGGTATAAATCAAAAGCAGTGATAAGATATAGAGGACAGATAGTATTTCGGCAGGTAAGTGAATCGGAGAGCAGGAAAAGCATCATCTAAAAAGGAATGGAAGCTGTCCGATTCCCTCCGGGAGAAGATAACAGGATGTCTATATGGAGAATAAGTTCCTCGCCCTGCGGAAAAGCGAGGTCGCCAAAGTTGCACCGGACAGGGCCATGCTGATGGGGAAGGTCAGTCAGGAAATGGCGGACATGAAAACGATACGGGAGGCTGACAGGCGGTGGCTGAGCCTCCTGTTCGGGGAGCCGTATGAAGCTAAGTTCCAGTCCGAGGGGACGGGTTCCGCCATTCATGTGAAAAAGAAACTTATTATTGTTTTTGTAGTGATAGCAGTGGTTCTGTTACTGATTCCGGTCAGAAAGGTTTATGAAGATGGCGGGACGCAGACCTATACATCCCTGACCTATAAGGTCATTGTGTGGAAACAGATAGATGGGAAATCGGGGACGGAGTTTTACCTTTTTTCGAATAACTTCCACCAGTTAGATTATTACGAAAATCAATAAAGCACAAAGGATAAAAGGGAACCGGCAGGGACAGGCTGGTTCCCTTGTTCCATATCAGTGCGGGGAGGCGGAAAATAAGGCTGGTTACTGGCCGGAGTGGAGTAAAGGAGGCGGTGGCAGATGGAAATGATCAGATGCCCCAACCCCAAATGCAGACGGCGCATTTTGGACGATGAGGAAACAGAGACGGAGTGGACGGTCCTTGAGATCAAATGCCAGCACTGCGGAAAACTGGTAAGGCTGCACTTCGGCCCAGAAGGGATAGAGGCGGGCATATATGAGAGAAAAAAACGGCGGAGATGATTCTGCTGTTTTTTTATGCATTCCGTGATTAAGGGGCGGCATTCCGGGCCATACTGATAACAGGCAATGGAAATTTTTGGTAATTTCCACCGATGGGACATTTTATGCTGAGTGCATAACATGGCTTTGTCATCCAAAACAGGCTGTGGAGGTATACGGTATGTGTATGGTCAGATGCCCCGCTTGCAAAGGACGGATCTGCGATATTATTGCCACCGCGGGAGGGCGCGTAGTCTTAAAGGTTAAATGCCCTGAATGCGGGAGGATAGTCAAATTGGAATGGCTACTACAGGTCACGGAGACAGCTAAATAAGACTTACTACCGAGCGAGTGGGACCAGGGGACATCGAGTCACGAATGGCCGGAGTGAAGCTAGAGACAATGAGCCTTAGCTTACTCCGGCCATTTTTCCATTTTAAATCAATTTCATATCAAAAATAGAAGCGTTTCTGGCTTTACGAAGGCGTAAAGAAAGGAACGCTTTTATGTCTGAAAAAATCATCAGGATCAAGTCAGGAAACGAAGAATTCACAATGAGTGTTACAGAAGAGGCCTATGAGGCGTGGAAGGGTAGTGCCTCGGAGGAAGCGGGCATGGCACGAGCAGGGAGCTGGCTTCCTGCACCCATGGCCGGATATCATATTTTTTCTGTATATACAGCAGCCTCAAGGAGGACTGCGGAATTTTTTTATTCGACACATTTCTATCTCTTTTCCCAACAGATTACAAAAGGATACATTGTTTTTATGACAGGCGCACCTGGAATTCTTCGGGTGCGCTTTTTTTGCGCTTTTGGCTGCAGGCATCAGCCGCCGTTCAGGGGCCGTGCGCCCCCTCCGGTCTTGAAAATTGTTTAACCAAATTTCAAGACTGGAGGAAATCTGAATGAAAATTAAATATGAATTTGCGGATGGGACTGTATCAGAGGTTGAGGTGGAGGAATCCATCGGTGCCGTCATCATTGAGGACAGGCGGCTGGAAGACAACCTTTCCCGCAAGGAACATCACTGGAAGCCCTGAGGGAGAAATACCCCAAAGGGTGCAGGGTGGAGCTGGTAAAGATGGATGACCCCTACAGGGAGATGCCGCCCGGACTGCAGGGCGTGGTGACGGGCATTGATGACACTGGAAGCATCCACGTTGACTGGCAGAACGGAAGCAGCCTTGCGGTGGTGTACGGAGAGGATTATGCGGTGAAAATCGGGGATGGGGAGGTGACCGTGGGGGAACTGCTGCGGCGCTGTCTCCCAAGCGGGAAAGTATTCCACTTCATGACCCCGGCAGGGTATGTTGACCTTACAGCGCGGGATGCGGAAAAGATACTGGCGGGGAAGATGAAACCCAAAGGACATCCGGGCGACCCGGAGTATGCAATGGAGATGGAGGCGCAGGAACTTCTGGGATTCCGCTGCAAAGAGGCGGATGTCCGGGAGGAACAGGGCACGGTGTGTGCATTTGTGCATTGAAAGGAAAGGGATGCGTTATGAGGATTGTATACGATGACACGATGCAGGGGACGATGGCGGCAGTCGGGGAGTTCATGGATGCCCTCAACGTGGGGGAAATAGTCCGGTATGAATGGGGGACAGACAGGGTGCAGATGCACATGCTGAGGGAAAAACTCGGCGCTTATCTGGAATATTACAGGATGAGCATAGGGAACACCGTCACCCATGCCTACGGTATCGGTAATAACTGCCAGTACCCGGTCTATTACCACCCGGAAGGTGTGGATGAAATCCAGCAGTGCGGGAACATCAACCTTAACAGCGACCCGTATGGCGGAGGGTATGTGAGCTGTGAAAACTACAATGGGAAGCGGATTGGGGCCGCCTATGAGGTCAATACCCACAGCGTGATAATAAAATGAATACCGGATGGAAGGAGGCGGATTGGTATGGCAATGCAGAAAAGGTCGCCGGGGAATGCGCACGAAAAGCGCAACTGCTGGCAGCGGGGGAACGGCTCCTACAGCATGAGGGGTGAGCTGAGGCGCGGCATTTCCCTCAATAAAAAATATCTGAACCGGAAGGTTCGGCACAGCAGTAAGCAGGCATTAAAACACGGCGAATACAGGCGCGTGTGCAAAACCTTACATATGGTGGAGTTTTCATAAAAGCCGCCATAATATACACAAACCGCAGGCATTTATTTTGTTACATTTATGCCTGCGGTTTTAGTGGATAATACCTGCATTCAGAGGTAAGATGTGTACTGCCGAAAGGGAAAACACGAAAAAACGGAGGGTACACACCATGAAGAAGATCGAACTTTTTGAAAGAGCCATTGCGGAGCAGGCAGGGAGCCTTAAGGATCTCGGAATTAACCCCACCTTATTCTGGGCATACCGGAACAGCATGGAGGCGGGCAACGAAGAGATAAATTTCGAGGATGTTATCTGGGACTACGACATTGAAGAGATTGTAAAGACCCTGAAAGAGAACGGCATCAGCGGATTTACCATCAGCAGCACCTTTTCAAGCCTGATCCCGACCCTTGCGGAGTTTGCAAAGCACGGCTTCCAGATGGCGGGGCTTACCGAGATCAGAGCCAGATACACGGACTGGCAGACTGGAAAGGCAGCGGTCATCCCGGCGATCAGGATGAAGGCGGAGGAGGCATAAGCCCTCCGCCATAATGTACACAATTATCTGTGGTTATCTTTGTCACATTTATGACGCAGATATGAGTGGATAATATCCGCATTCAGAGGTAACATGTGTACTACCAAAACGAAATGGAGGAAACAAGAATATGAAAAAACATGAAATCAACTTTTTACAGACCACCACAATCGAACACCTGCAGGATAAAATCCCCTGCTGCTACGGCGGCGCACTGACCTTCGGGGAAAAGGTGCTGGTGACGATGGTAAACTGGAGAGGGCAGTACGAGGCGGCCATTTACGAGTTCATCGAGACGCCGGAGGAAACGGGGCTTGGGGCGATTGAATGCAGGATCAACCTTGTGGAGGTTGCAGAGGAGACTTTCAAGGACGGCGGACACGCCATGCAGTGGGCGCTCAGCAGGGCATAAGGAGGAAAACACGATGAGGGAAAACTACAAGGGATACGAATTAAGGACAGCATGGGATGATGGGGCGCTTGGCTACGGTTTCCGCATTTTCGACAAGAGCGGCGCAGAGGTTTCCAAAAGCATAGACCCATATTTTTATGAGGAAAACGCACTGATGGCGGCGAGGGTTGCGGCAGACGCGCTCCCGGCGCAGGAATAAAAACACATACATAGCAGCGGAAAGGGGCTTCTTTCGGGACCCTTTTCTGCTGCGGAAATTTAAGGGAAGGAGGCGGCACAGGTGCAGAGCGGAAGGAAACCAAAGCCCACGGCGGTAAAGGCGCTGGAGGGCAATCCGGGCAAGCGGAGCCTTAACACGGGCGAGCCGAAGCCGGAGAAAAAAGCCCCGCGTTGTCCGGCATGGCTGGAGGGCGAGGCGAAAAAGGAATGGAAGCGGATGGCGGGGCAGATGGAAAAGCTGGGCATCCTCACGGAGATCGACATGGCGGCTTTTGCCGGATACTGCCAGGCATATGCGCGGTGGAAGGAAGCCGAGGAATTCATCACACAGCACGGCACCATTGTAAAGACACCCTCCGGCTACTGGCAGCAGGTGCCGCAGGTCTCCATCGCACAGACCTACCTAAAGATCATGAACCGTTTCTGTGAGCAGTTCGGTCTTACCCCTTCCTCCCGAAGCCGTATCGTTGCGGACAGCGGCGAGGATAAAGAGAGTGATACGATGGAGCTTTTGCTCTTTAAGGGAGGCGGCGGATAGTGTTTGACGAAGGAAAGGCAAAACGCACCGTTGATTTCATCAACTGCCTGAAACATACCAAAGGGAAATGGCGGGGGCAGCCCTTTGAGCTGCTCCCGTGGCAGGAGGCCATCATCCGGGATGTGTTCGGCACGGTGAAGGAGAACGGGTACCGGCAGTACAACACTGCCTATGTGGAGATTCCAAAAAAGAATGGAAAATCGGAACTGGCGGCAGGTGTCGCCCTGTATATGACCTGCGGGGATAATGAGTGGGGCGCGGAGGTTTACGGCTGTGCCTCTGACCGCCAGCAGGCATCCATCGTCTTTGACGTGGCGGTGGATATGGTGGAGCAGTGCCCTGCGCTGAAAAAGAGGATAAAGCCCGTCATGTCGGTAAAGCGGCTGGTGTATAAACCCACCAACAGTTTCTATCAGGTGCTTTCCGCGGAAGCCTACACGAAACATGGCTTGAACGTCCATGCGGTCATATTTGATGAACTGCACAGCCAGCCGAACCGGGAACTGTTCGATGTCATGACCAAAGGCTCCGGCGATGCGAGGACACAGCCGCTATTCTTTTTAATAACTACAGCCGGAACAGACCGCCATTCCGTATGTTTCGAGCAGCACCAGAAAGCGGAGGACATCCTGCAGGGGAGGAAGATAGACCCCACATTTTATCCCGTTATTTACGGCGCATCCGATGATGCGGACTGGTCATCGGAGGATGTGTGGAAAAAGGCGAATCCGTCATTGGGGCATACCATCGACATTGAGAAAGTGCGGAATGCATATCTGAGTGCAAAGGATAATCCGGCAGAGGAGAATATTTTCCGGCAGCTTAGACTGAACCAGTGGGTGAAGCAGTCCACAAGGTGGATGCAGATGGAGAAATGGGATGCCTGCGCGTTCCCCGTGGATGAGCGGGAGCTGCTGGGGCGGGAGTGCTACGGCGGATTGGACTTATCCAGTTCCATTGACATCACAGCCTTTGTCCTGGTATTCCCTCCCCGGAACGATACGGAAAAATATATTTTCCTTCCGTACTTCTGGATACCGGAGGAGAACATGATACGGCGTGTGCGCCGTGACCATGTGCCTTATGACGTTTGGGAGAAGCAGGGATTTTTGCAGACCACGGAGGGCGATGTGATCCACTATGGATTTATTGAAAATTTCATTGATGATTTGGGAAAGAAGTTCCACATCAAAGAGATCGCATTCGACAGGTGGGGCGCAGTGCAGATGGTGCAGAATCTGGAAGGGCTTGGTTTCACCGTGGTTCCCTTCGGACAGGGCTTTAAGGACATGTCTCCGCCCACCAAGCGTCTGATGGAGCTTGTTCTGGAGAAGAACGTCGCCCACGGCGGCCACCCGGTACTGCGGTGGATGATGGATAACATCTTCGTCCGCACGGACCCGGCAGGGAACATCAAGCCGGACAAGGAGAAATCCACGGAGAAGATTGACGGCGCTGTGGCAACAATCATGGGATTAGACCGGGCGATACGGAATGAGGGCAGCACGGGCAGCGTTTATGACGAAAGGGGGATTTTGTCCTTTTAATAAATGGAAAATTGTGCTATATTATGTATAATAAAAACGAAGGAGGGAATGTTGTGGCTAACCCTATACAAGGAATGAGAATTGTATATGACACTGCTAAAGCAGCGAGAGATAATGATCAAGAATTTAGTGATGAAGATATACAGCTTTTATTGAAAAGACTGATTTCTGATGAATCGTTGATACCTGAGTATAGTAGTACATCGAATATTAAATAACGAATAGTTAAATATTTACTTCTTCGTCTCCTATTTCGTTCATTTTATATGTCCAGTGATAGACAACAGGAGCAGTATTAATCTCATCAAAATACTGATAAATTCGTTCCGATAATTCTTCTTTTGAGCTGACCCGGAT